ATGATATTAGCAAGGTTGAACAATGCGTAGTCGCGAGAGTGCTAGAGCACTAGCACTTAAGTTAAACAACCCTGACCGTGTGTTGGAGTGCATCCCAACAGCGAAGCCATTGGTCAAGGACGGTGTGAAGTTGGTGGTTACACCCCACCGACTGGATGAGGTACGCATACTGCGGAACCTTGGCATCAAGGCTCCCTCCCCCATCCTGCATTACTACGACTGGCCCGGCCCGCACCAACCGTACAACCACCAGAAAGAAACTGCTGCGTTCTTGACGCTGAATACTCGAGGGCTAGTACTCAACGAGATCGGTACTGGCAAGACGCAATCAGCACTGTGGGCTGCTGACTATTTGATCCAGACCAAGCAAGTGAGAAAGGTTCTCATCTTGTCTCCGCTGTCTACACTTGAGCGGGTATGGGGTGACGGCATCTTCACTGGCCTAGTCAACAGATCGTTCGTCACTCTGCATGGCACAGCCGAGCGCAGACTCAAACTGCTGAAGACTGATAATGATTTCTACATCATCAATCATGATGGGTTTCAGATCATATCCCCACACTGCAACGGGATGTTCGATCTGATCATCGTGGACGAGGCGGCAGTCCTACGTAACCCATCGACTACACGGTTCAAGGTATTCCGCAAGTTCATGGAACAGAATCCCACAACACGTTTGTGGTTGATGACTGGCACACCTACGCCGAACCTACCCACAGACGCATGGTCATTGGCCAAGTTGGTTAATAGCCCGTACTGCACCAAGACGTTCACTGCGTTTCGTGATCAGGTGATGATGAAAGTTGGTCAATGGAAATACGTTCCACGGCCAGAGGCGATTGAGACAGTCAAACATATTCTCACACCTGCTGTGCGGTATACCCGAGAGGAATGCTTTGACCTACCTGACACCATCATCCAGACCCGCAGTGTGGAACTGACACCAGTACAGAAGAAGCACTACCAAGCCATGCTCAAACATTTCGTAACCGAACTGGCTGCGGACAGGAAGCAAGGGACAATCACTGCCGTCAACGAGGCGGTGAAGATTCAGAAACTGGTACAGATATCTTGCGGTGTAGCGTATGACGATAACGGACAAAACCTTGAAATCGACGCATCGCCGCGTGTAAACTTAGTCAAAGAGTTGATTGAGGAAGCGGGAGAGAAAGTGATTCTGTTCGTGCCACTGACTGGCACGTTGCATATGCTGAGCCGCGAACTAGAGAAGCACTGGCCTGTCGGTGTGGTGAACGGCGAAGTATCTGCAAGCAGACGGAATCAAATCTTTCACGACTTCCAACATTTGAAAGAGCCGCACGTTTTGATTGCACATCCCGGCACGATGGCGCATGGTCTTACATTGACCAGTGCATCAACCATCATTTGGTACGGGCCGATCAATCAGAACGAGCAGTATGTTCAAGCCAACGGTCGCATTGAGCGTATTGGTAAACGGCACGTATCCAACGTGATACACATTGAAGCGACCGAGTTAGAGCATAAGATGTATGAGAGATTAAAGAACAAGCAGAAGTTACAAGGCTTACTGCTAGATTTAATTAAAGAAGAAACAGAGAGGTAACTATGAGTGTAAAGGTAGATGATGTTATCGCTACGTACATGAAGTTACGTGGTCAGAAGGATGCCATCGAAGCGCAGATGAAAGAGCAGACTGCTGCTATCAAAGCCAAGATGGAGAAGTTGGAATCTTGGATCAAGGAACAAGCGGACGTACAAGGCGTCACTAGTTTCAAGACCAAGCATGGCACTGCATTCCTTACCACTAGTGACTACGCAAACGTGGCTGACTGGGATGCTATGCTTTCGTTCGTCAAAGAAAACGAAGCGTATGATCTTTTTGAGAAGCGCGTCAGTAAGGTCGCTGTGCGTGGATATATTGAACAGACCAAAACCGTTCCGCCCGGTGTGAATTATGGAACACGACTGGATGTGAACATTCGTAAGCCGACTGCATCAGTGGAGTAATCAGATGACTAATATCGTTCCTGCAAACATCAAAGTTCCTGCTCACCTTGCCGCACGGGTAGGCGTCCAATCAGCACTTGCTCAGTCGTTGACGGGCGGTCTGTCTAGTGGCGGTACGGGTGAGTCCTATCCACGCATCAGCATTAAGGGTGCGCGGTTCCGTATCATCGACGGCGATACCGAAACCGTATTGGATTCCACCACGTTGGAAGTTGTTATCGTTGGTGCTAACCCGCGACTGTCCAAGATTTGGTATGCCAAGCAGTGGACTCCTGACGCTGAGCCGAGCGCACCAGACTGCTACTCGCTTGATGGTATCGGCCCCGATCCTCAGGCTACCAACCCACAGAATGATCTCTGTGCTTCCTGTCCGCAGAACGCATGGGGTTCCAAGGTGACTCCGCAAGGCCAACAGATCAAAGCCTGTGCTGACCAGAAGCGTCTTGCTGTGGTTGCTGCTGACGATCCTAACGGCCCTGTGTATCTGTTGCAGGTCACACCTGCTGCACTGAAGGGATTGAACCAGTACCAGAAAGAACTTTCTGTGCGTGGTATCCCGCCTGAGATCGTCAAGACCAAGGTATCGTTTGACACCGACGCATCCTTCCCGAAGTTGAAGTTTAGTTTCGGCGGCTTCTTGGATGAGGAAACTCAGGCTGTCGTTGACGAACTGTTTGGGTCTACCAAGGTTAAAGATATTACTGGTGAGACTCCCCGAACCGCAGTTGCAGTGCCGAAGATTGCTGCTCCTGCCCCCGTTGCGCCGAAACCCGCTGTAGCAGTTGCAGAGGTAGAGGAGGTTGAAGCCCCCATCCCAGCCCCTGCCCCTGCCCCTGTGAAGCGTGGTTTCGGTGCTGCTAAACCTGAGGCTAAGCCCAAGGCGGCTGCTCCTAAGGCGGCTGCTGCCCCGACTCCTGCCGCTGCTAACTCACTGGCTGATGAGATTGCGGCCCTTGTAGGCGAGGTTGCGGATGATTGAGCAACCACCGTTGGACTTTACCAAGGTGGAAACTTTACGTAGGCATATGCTTCTGACCACTGGGAATATGTCCACATTGTTTGGCGTTTCCCGCATGACGTACCATGGCTGGGTGAAGGGCAAGCCCCTCCGCAAATCCAATGACGTTACGGTTAGGCGTGTGCTACGACAACTTCTCGACATAATGAAGAATCACCAATGGCCTATGCCCGAAGTGATTGCATCAGATCAGCGAGAAAGGTTTTCACGCTTACAGGAATTGCTTAATACTTGAATGGTGGCGGGGGGAGAAATCCCCCCGCTATAGCGGGGCGCTATGGACACGTTGAATTTTCTTCAGCGGGTTCTACCATCGGAAGGCTTCTTTGTTACGACTGTCATTAACCCTGACGGTAACAAGCAGGGATTCTTTTCGACTGTAGAAGAACTCGCCAAAACCGTGGTCGCACTAGACCAACGCGGTAACAACACATATTTTGCTATCTCTGCATTCATTGAGAAGGGTAGCCGTAAGCAGGATAATGTCCGTGCTACGAAGGTGCTTGCCCTAGATATTGACTGCGGCGAAACCAAACCGTTCCCTTCATGGAAGGAGGGACTCGTAGCCTTGGGTAAGTTCGTCAAGGATGTTGGCTTACCCAAACCTATGATCGTTCATTCCGGTAACGGCTTGCACGTTTACTGGGTGTTAGACCGTGAGTTGCCACCCGACGAATGGAAGCCACTGGCTGAGGCACTCAAGGCTGCAACAATTGCCAAGAAGTTTGAGGTTGATACCGGGCTGACTGCAAACAGCGCACTGGTGCTGCGTCCTATTGGAACCCACAACCCGAAGAATGGTAAGGAAGTTTCTCTACTTCTGGATGCCGAGCCGACGACTGTCGCTACGATGCAAGTTGCACTGGCGGATCATGTTTTGATCCGGAGGCATCACACACCCACAAGTAAGTTATCACAAGCCCTTGTTGTCGAGAACACACTACCTCCGTCTAACCCCATGGCTGTGGCTGCAAAGTGCCAACAGATCGGATGGGCTATCAAGAACCAAGCAGATGTTTCCGAACCCATGTGGTACTCCCTCTTGGGTGTGGCTGCGTATTGCCAAGACCCAGAGGCCACGGCTATTGCATGGAGCGAACAGCATCCATCGTTTGATGTAGACAACACGCTCCGTAAGTTGGAGCAATGGAAGCGCGTCACCACTGGCCCGACTACTTGCGCTAAGTTCAACACCGACAGACCAGACGGTTGTAAGGGCTGCAAGTTCAAGGACAAGATCGGTTCACCGGCTAGGCTTGGCGTTCAGTATCAAGAGGTGGCTGCGCCGACCGACGCTATTGATCCAGTATCCACCGATATCCCTGTGCCAAAACCCTACAAGCGCACAGCAGATGGCATCAAGTTGACCATCGACGATACGGATGTGGATGTATGTAAGTTCGATCTGTACCCAGTTTCGTATGGCCGGGATGAATCTCTTGGTTACGAGACTGTGCGTTACCACTGGAAGCGTCCGCATATCGGGTGGTAAGAACTTGTCCTGAGGCAAGCGTATCTTGCTGAGGGCAGTCGAGAGTTCCCCGCTGCAATCGCAGACCAAGGCATAGTCCTAAACGGCAAACACCAGACAGGATATTTCCAGCACATGCTTCGCGCTTACATGGAAGAACTGCGGCAACGCCGCACCATGACGAACCTCTATGCCACGATGGGGTGGAAGGAGAACTACAACCAGTTCGTTATTGGTGACACGATCATGCGCCGCAACCCAGACGGTAGCGTGTTGGAGGATTCAATCACTCTGGCATCTATTAACAGTAAGTTGAGCCATGACTTGTACGGTGTCTCTGGCGACATGGATAGTTGGGTTGAGTTCACCCGATTAGCAGAGAAGGCCAACTTGGACACGCATATGTTTGCGCTGTGCGTTAGCCTGTCGTCACCACTGTATGCGTTCACAGGTTTGAAGGGATTAACCATCTCACTTTATGGCCCGACTGGTGGCGGTAAGACACTGGCACAGTTGTGGATGCAGTCTGTATGGGGCAACCCTGACAAGTTGCACTTTGCTGCCAAGTTCACACAGAACACTTTGTTCAGCCGCATGGGACTGTATTCGAATATGCCCATGACGATTGATGAAGCCACCATGATGCAGGACAAAGACGTTGGTGACTTCCTCTACTGGGTAAGCCAAGGTCGAGACAAGGCCAGACTGAATCGCAACGCAGAGGAACGAGACGCCAAGACGTTTGCTATGCCGGTGACGGTATCCACAAATAAATCTATGGCTGCGAAACTTGTCTCATCCGGTATGGATACAGACGCGCAGATGGCACGACTGCTTGAGGTTACGGTCAAGCCTAGCCCGTTGTTCACCAAGGACAGCGATGCAGGACGTAAGGTCTATGACTTCCTCAATAGTACGTATGGGCACGTAGGTCGAGCATTCATTAAGAACCTATTGGAACTCGGACCTTCTGCCCTGAAGACCATCATCGCAGATGCAAACGCTACGTTCGCCAGTCGATACGACTGCAAGTTTGCGGGTGAGGAACGGTACTGGGAGCAAGCCATTATCCTTGCAGACTTGGCCGGTAAGTTAGCCAAAGACTGGGGACTTATTAAGTTCGACCACGTTAGAGGTATTACGTGGGTGCTTGATCAGATGGGTGCTATCCGTAAGACAGCACAGGAAAGCAAGGTCGATGCGTTCGATCTACTTGGTGAGTACCTTAACGATACTGCCTCCAGTGCGCTTACCGTATTCCATCAGGACGGACAGAAGGCAACCGTGGACTACAGCCGACTGCCACGATCAAGCATCTACGTCCGGTTCGACCTGCACCGCAAGACTGTTGGGGATCACTTCGACCACGGTGTTGTCATGCTCGACAGGGCGCACTTCCGTAAGTGGTTGTCTGTTAGAGGCGGCGACTACAAGTCGTTCATACAGGAACTTACTGAGGAAGGCATTATCGCTACGCCCAAGTCCCAGAAGGCGTACTTGGGTAAGGACTCGCCCATCAAACTTGGGCAGACTTACGTCATCGGTATCAACCTCAATCACCCCAGACTCCAAGGTATCCTAGATAAAGAAAGCCAGAACGCGGAAGACCTAGCCTTAGGTCAGTTGAAGGCGCTTTAGAACAGCGCCGCTTCTGCTTTACGCCTTCGCACAAGACCGGGAAGAACGATGCCGCCGCCCCGCACCCATCGGCTAAGTTGATCCTTAGCACCTTCCCAGTCTTGTGCGTCCACTCTCCTACGCAATGTACTGGCCCGGTATCTACCCACGCCCAAGTTATAAGTAAAGTCGATCATCGCAGCCAAAGCGCGTGGGTTGCTAACCAAACCGGGGGACGCTTTAAGTACGCCAGTGGCGTAGGTTCCTCTAAGTTCCCGCATCAACCAATCATTAGCAACTTCTCGTGAGATCGGCGGGTGATCCATAGTCACTTTAGTTCCGTCTGGTTTCCATACCGTGCCATAGCCAATGGTCGGATACCCAGCGGGACAGATATACGGCTTTGATCTGAAGCCTTCAAAGTGCCGACACAAGTCTGCCGCTAACGGGATGGCCTCATCTAGTGCGCTCATACACGCGCCCAACAAACCAGAACGACAGAATCATATTCAACACGGCCATATCATCTACGCCCCACATGGAGGTCAGCACCTGCCGCCAGTCGCCGTTCTGTTCTAGCGCGATCAGGAAGCTGGCAACCTTCACCGTTGCGTACGCAATAACAAATAAATACGTGACGAACGGTCGGACTAGTGCAGAGATAGCCGCCACCCACTTACCTGCGGCACGGGCCGTAGCAGATTGCTCCTTAAAAGCCTCACCAATGGCATCTACCTCAGCCATAGTCATCTGCGCCTCGGTCTGGCGCATGGCAATCTCACCCCTGACTTGGGCAAACCGCATCTCTGCTTCTAGCATGGCAAGCTCATGCTTGCGTTCGTTCTTCTGATCAAAGAACTTAAGTGCCTCAGGTGCTAGGCGTAATAGCCCACCAAATACGCCACCTAATAACGTCTCAATCATTGCAGTTCTCCCGGTTCAATACCGTAGATTTCCAGCAGTTCCAAAGTCTCAGGACGCACGTTCTTGGGTGCAGCCTTGAGGAAACGCATGGCAGTCGGACGCGCTGCTTCTCGGGCAGCACGGTTAGCAGACCGGATGAAGTTGTTGATCTCCAGTCCAGTACCCGCAGCCGCTTCGTTCCAGTTACGCACGTTCTCTAGCGTCTGTTCCATGGCGTCAGTGTCACCAGCCAAACGCGCCTTAACGTAT